CATAGATATTCTTTGTGATTTGCTTTCAATTATTTCATCTAAAGCATCTATTTTTACTTCTAAAGCTGCTATGGTTGAGTTTTTATCGATTTCTGATAGTTTTTTATCAATTGATTCTTTTTTAGCTTCATTTAAGGATTCATCAAAAATATCTTTATGTTTACGATAAAAGTCTTGAGTTTTCATTGGAAGGGTATACATACCTCTCTTCTCTTTTTGTGCAGCTTTAATTTGGTTTACCATTCTTTGTTCATAAGAGCTCCACTTTTTATCTCCATTTAATGATTCTTCTAATTCACCATCCATCATCCTCATTATTTTTTCAAAAGTTTTTTGATCATTTGGGGTTAGCCTTTTAAATCTTTTTTTTTCTTCTGATGATAAATTATTTTTTATTTTTTGGAGATTATCTATATCATCACTCCATGATTGATTATCAGAATATAATTTATCTAAATTTTCTGGATTGGTGCTTTCATCTAATTTTACCTTTTCCATTTGGTCGGATTTTGAAGCTTTTAAACCTGGGGCTTCATCTGTGTATCCTAATCCTTTTATACCAAATTGACCATCTTTAACATAGTAAAGTGAATCTTTTCTTATATTTTTAGCTACAATTCTTTTAATATCTAATACTGATTTGTCTTCGTTTTTTGGATCAGACATTTCTGCATAAATTCCAAGTTCAAATTCTTCACCATAAATATCATCAAAGTCATCTTTACCATCTGATTGATAATTTTTATCTTCTAAATCTAATACTTCTTTTGGTGTTTTCTTTTCAATAGCTTTTGCTTCCTTAAGGGATTCATCTACTACTGTATCTAATTGGAAAGATTTTCTCTCACCATCTATTTTTCCATAAGCTACTCCTTCAGTAGATGAGTAAGAATCAAAAATTACATCGAATTCTTTCCCATTTTTTAATTTGGTGTGTAGTTTATCCCCTTTTTTATATTTGTTTTCATTAATACTCAAAGCTGCTTCTTTGAATAATTTGAAAAAATCAGGACTCTTAGCTACTTCTACTTTTGGATCAGTTATAATATGATGTTTCTTTAAACTGTTGATTGTTTCACTTAAAGCAGCAGCATTACGAACAACATTTGGGAATTGCCTTTTGGCATCATTCATAAATACTCCCTCATGTCCTTTTCCTTCTTTGATAAGGTTGTATTGTTCTTGTAGGGTTTTCCTTTTCATGGTTATTTTAATTTATTTTTGTAATAATGATTTTATGTCTTTTATATAATCTAAGATTAGATCTGTTGGTTTGACAACACCCCATGATGATGGACTATCATTATAATAATCAATTGTTTCACTTTTAGCACTAGAAAGCATTTGGTAGATTTGATTTAATTCATTTTCTATTTCATCAAAAGCTTCTATACGTTGAGCGTGGAAATTATCTAATGAATCTCCTCTGTCAGTGTCTGTTTCAAATATTTGGTTTACTTCTAATCCTGATCCTTTTAGGTTTTTGGGTACTAAACTATACTTAAATTGTTTTACATATGCATTATCTTTCACTCCCTCTTGGCTCGCTTTAGGACCCGGACCTAATATAGCTCCTATATTTTCCTTTAAGATATATTCATACCCCGTTGAGTGTTTATCTAAATCAGACTGATTTTTTAATTCAATTTCTTTACCATCCTTTACAGCAAATACCTTAGCATTAAATATACCCATACCATCATCACGATATCCTTGTTTAATTTGTTTTAATGATGATTTAGCTCTAGATTTGCTAATTGTAGATTCATTAACTTCTTTATGAGCTTTGTCATTTGCTTTTTGTTCTTTTTTTCTAAAAGCATAAGGTGTTGCATATTGCATTCCAGTACCCCCTGTAAATGAAGCCTCTCCTGCTCCCCCACCAGTTGTAGACATTTCTTCAACTTGATATTTTTTATAAAATTCTGGGTAGTTATTGCGTATGTGGGTTCTGTATTTATTAAATAATTCTTTAACCTCCATTTGAATCTCATCCACTTCTTTATCGTCTGTTTTATTACTTAAGGATGTTAGGTAACTATTTAATTCTTGAAATTCCTTAAATACTGAATCAAAAGCAGGTACATACTCTATATCCCACTCTACTGTTCTAGTAGTTGGATCATAGTCGGTAATGGTAGATTCAACCCCATCTTGGGTTTTCTTTTCCCCTTTGGGAAATTTGTCTTCTTCCTTTATTTTGTAGCTATATCCCATTATTGAGGGTTTTAAGATTTTCCAATAAACCATGATATTGAAGTAAATCAGTTAGATGTGTGGTTTTTACTTTATCTTTTTTATTTACTTCTACAATATATTTTAATACTTCTTCTAATTTAATTTGAGTAACCTTATCAGTTGTTTTTGCTATCTCTTCTATTAAAGCTTCTCTTAAAATTAATACCTCTTCATTATAAAATTTCTTTAAATTTGAAGTATTATCTGAAGATGTAAGGAATTCCTTTAGAATTGATTTTTGTTTTGGGTTAAGGTTTGAGTATTTTTCATTGAATCTTTCCAACAATATTCTGTATGTAAGTGTTCTTGTATCTTGGTCGTATTCTTTATACTCATTAAGTAAGTCTTCATTTCTATTTGAAGATGTTGGTTCTTTAACTATTATTATACTTTCAATTAGATTTAATTTACTACTTATTAATTGATCTGAGTCAACTGGGGATAGGGAGTTATACCCTTCCATTAGAGTAAATATTGATGCTAATTGTTTGTAATTACTTATTTTGGAGTTTAGGAAGAAATTTAAATCATAATGTGATTTTATTTCTTTGATTAAATTATATTTTTCACTTTTTATATTTCTTCTATTTAATTTTTTAGAAGATTCTAAAACAGTGTCTATTATAACAGTGGCATTTCCTTCACTTGTAGTTTTTGCCTTGATAATAGATTCATACAATTTATATTCTTTTCCTAATTCAGTTTTAACGAAATACTTTTTTAGAAGATCAACTGCTGGTGAGTTATCACCACGCATGGTATCAACAGTAATGGCTCGAACTAATAATTCGAATAGTATTCCCGTATTTTTATATTTACTATGAGATATTTTATTCATAATATAGAGATAATAGTGTGTTTTTTATAAATATGTTAAAATTCCTCATCATTGAGATTTGACTCATCAAGTAGTGGAGAAGAATTTTGTTCAAATATTATATGTTTTTTATTAGGTAAATCTTTCAAGAGTCCTTCATGCTTATTATAGTGGGATTTACTTTCAAGATTCACTGAAGGCTTACTAGGTGTTAAGTCTCCTTTTCTACCTTCTTTACCTAATCTGTCTTTACCAAAAGGATTATCCTGTGTGTTTGTGTTGGAAGCTTTTTCCTTAGGTCTACCCAATAGTACTTTTTCATCTTCATCATACCCTGGTGGTACGTCTTCTGAGTTGTCTTGATATCTTCCTTTACCATAGAGGGAAGCTAAATCATGAGGTGTACCATATGATTGACCTGTTTGTTGAGGATCATTTCCTTCACTTTCAATTTGTTTTAATCTAAATTCACGTTTGGCATCTTCAGCTATTAAGTCTCTATATTCATCATAGTTTTCTTCACTCAATTGGAATATAGTATTATAAATCCAATCAGTAGGAAGTAATTTACTATCTTTTAATGAATTAGCTAAATCTACTTTTTCTTTTAGTAAGTTGATTTTTTCTTGCTCATATATTATAGAAGGAGTAGTTAAAGACAATTCAAAATTTGTTAATTGCTCATTTCTATAACCTTGAGAGTATAAATGAATTAAAGCAATTTTATAAAATTCTGATGTTATTATTCTTTGTATTCTTTCTATAGTACGAGCAAATCTAATATCTTGGGAAGCTAATGTAGCTTTGCCTTCTAAGTCTGCTGTGTAACCCATAAATGCTTTAGGTACTTTAAGGGCAGCAAATAATTTATCTCTATAGTATTCAACATCCGCTATACTATCCCATTGTAAACCATTTACATTTTCTATTTTGGTAGATGTATCATTGCCCCTAACTGGAATGTAGTAATCCTCTAGTAGGTTTTGTAGGTTGTATTTTAAGTTATACTCACCTGTTTGTTCATCAATATGTGGTGTTCTTTTTAGGTTAGAAATTGTTTTTTCCATATACCCTTCTACTTCAGATGGGGGTATATTTCCTATATTTAGGTAGAACATTCTTTTCTCAGGGGCTCTAACTATCCTATGAATCATCATAGCATCTTCTAATAAAACATATGATTTAAATATCTTACGAGCAGGCTCTAACATACTTCTGCCATATGGTACTAAATTCATGTCAGATAACAAGCGAAAATGCGCTACCTCATAGTTATCAAGTATTATGTCGTTTTTGTTGGTATTTTGAAGAGTGGGTATAACATTACCATATCCAGACATTGATATACCATCCCTATCATATCTAAATTTAACATCATTTGGATTTTCTTCATCCATCCCCTCTATTCTTTCCATATGATAAGCAGTGTACGGAAGAATATTATATACTCCAAATTTTTCAGATATCTCTAATTTAAGGAAGAAATCTCCATATTTACATAAATTCCTAACCCAAGGCCAAAGATTAAATTCTACATTTAAAACGTCATAAAATAAATTATAAAGTATTTTTTGAACTCCCTCATCAGAACTTTTTATTTGGAGTACTTCCCCCATATCATTTTTCAAGGTAGCTTCATCAGCCATGATATCTAAAGAAGAAGCTACAATAGCATCATAATCCATTATATCATACTCTGAGTATAATTGAGGTCGGAGAGTTTGGAAGTTTTGATTTTGCATTTGACCATAAAGGGAAGTAGAGGAATTAGTGTATGCTTTTCTGAATCTATCAACCAATGCATTGGTAACTATCTCCCCACTTTGTTGAATTTTATTGACATCCAGGGTTTTAATCTGATTGCCCCCTACGTTTCTAATCACAACATCTGTTGAGAATAGTCGCTCTAGCCGTTTAAATAATTTACTTTCTGCCATTTTGTTATAAATATATAATTATAATAACCAGTTTAAATTTTCTTTATTCTTGCCAATATCCATACTGTAAGGATTTTGGACTTTATTGGAGTACCCACCACTAGCAAAGTTTTGAGTTTGACGTTGCATGCTGGATAATGATGCTTTAGCCATATCCATATTTTTTTGTTGGAAACGGAGTGATGTATCTCTTAAATACATCCCAATAGCCATAGCCATTATTAAGTCATCGTTGTATCCACTTTGGGCTTCTGCTCTACCATTTTTCCAAATGAAGACTTTCATTTCTTCTAATAAACGTCTTGATCTAATATCGATTGAATGCTCACCAACAAATTCTCTAAATTTATTTAATAATAGGGGACGTGTTTTTAAGGATGTGGTAAATCCCGGAACTAAATCAGATGAGCTTTCATATGCCTTTAAATATGATTCAGCTGTTAATTTTTCTGAGCGTGTGGAGTAATATAAATTACTATATTCTCTTTCTAGTATAGCATCTAAGGTAGCCCAGCCAACATTTGAGTTTTCAACTACTAGTAGGGCATTATTATATTCGGTTGCTAATCCAACTAAGAAAAAACCAAAGTCTTTTGGTGGCATTTGACCTTTATACTCCGCTACTTGGGTATTAGTTTCTATTTCAACAATGTGAGCTGTTGAGAAATCCTTACCATCACCTCTAGCTACATCAGCTACCACCATATAATCTCTTGAGTAGTCGGGAGACTCCCATACCCATAGATTTTGGTCTATTCCCCTTCTTTCAATTGGGTCTTTGATAGTTGTATTCTCCATAAAATCTAACCACTCAGGATAAAATACAATATCACCAGATGTATTAAATTCAGCATCACATTCTTGAGCTGCTATTCTTGGGTCTCCAAGTAATTCATCTTGGGTATCTCTCCATTTTTGATCTCTTTCGGGATGTACATCCCAAGGTAAGCGTATAGGAAGAAATTTATTATCAATTGATTTTTCTTCTGCCGCTGTGTATGTTTTATGGAACCAATTACCAGTACCATATGGGGTGGATAATGCTATACAACCACCACCAGTAGCTAGTGTTTGTTGGGCTGATGCCCATATTTTATCGATGCCGTCAATAAAAGCGGCCTCATCAATTAATAGTAAGGATACAGCTTCAGATCTACCAGCATCCGAAGCAGCCGAAGTGGCTTTGATTTGAGAGCCATTACTTAATCTTAGATTTAATTTATTGTTTTCGGATGCTACTACTTTTAACCAAGATGGAAGATTCTCATACATGAATTTAACCTTCGTAACCATATTTTTGGCTGTTTCTTGCTTAGTAGCAATACACAATATGTTTTTATCTTTTTGAAATTGCATTAACCATAAACTATATCCAGCAACTAAAGTAGATATACCTAATTGTCGTGATTTGTTTATTATACAATAATCATTTTGTTGGAATAATTTAAGTACACCTTCTTGAAATGGGAATAAATTAAACAACATTCGGCCTCTTTGGGGATGTTGAATGAAGCAATACTTTCTCATAAAGTGAATAGGGTCTTGGGAGCATCTAATATACTCCTTTACCATTATTTCCTTTAAATTCTTACTCATTTCTTGTTACGATTTAAATTCCAATATAATCCTCCTAAAATAATAGGTTGGAGATCTTTGTTAAGTCCTAATCCCAAACCATATATTTGGTCTTTTTTAGTTTTCCATAAGATCTTGCCCCCAAGATAATCTAATTGGGAAGCTTTACCTCCAATTTCAATTCCACCATAAAAAGAATTGGTGGGTGGTGGTGGTGGAATTTTTATTATTGTAGTTTTTGGGAAAAATATTGTGGGAATTACTTTTCTGGATAGTATTCTATTATTATAAATAGTGTCTTGGATTACTATATATCCTAGACTATCTAAAGATATTTTGTCTTCGTAGTAGTATTTGGTAAAGTAGTCTTTAATAATTTGTAGACTATCTATTTCCTTATCTATGGGGACATATATAGTATCACCAGGAGTGGTGATGTATTTATTTTTCCATTTAGGAATATAAACTGTATCGGTTGTTTCTAGAGTATCCCATATTACATTTTCAATGTATAAGGTATCATTAGTAAAAGGAGTAGGGTTCTTTGGATTACATTTAAATCCACCCCCCCAATTACCTAATAAAATTATTATAACAAGTACAATAATTAATATACTTTGAAGATTTTTAAATAAGTGCTTCAAGTTCGTTTTTTAATTTTGTTTTATATTTTAAATCTTTTACAATGGCTAATTTTTCATCACCCTCAGCTTCTTTATATTTTTTAGCTAAAGCCTTCATGTCTTTAATTAGATTTTGTAATTCGCGAGCTAATTTAGTTACTGAATCATCCTTTTTTAAAGATTTCTTAGTTGGCTCAGTGTCCATATCCATGTCGTATTCCTCATCTTCTGATTCTTCCAATTCTTTTTGCTTCTCCCTTTCTTTAGTTATATCCTTTTCGATTTCTAATTCTTTAGTTTTGATTTCTAATTCTTCAGTAGAATCTTCTTGAAGAAGGGATAGTATTTCTTCTTTAATGTTAGCTTTTAATTCTGATTTTTTCATGTTTATTGGGATTTTAGAGTAAAATTAAAAAGAGATATTGGATGTTTTTAATAATATGAAATTCTTTCTTTTAAATCATCAATTATATATTGAATAACTCTTTCTTCTTTAGTTGGATTAAATTCCTCACTATCATTAGCTAAAATATCAGTGTTAAATACCGTATCTCTTAAAAAATCCTCTATTCCACCATTTAAATAGTTTTTTTCTTGGTCAGTTAATTGAGGAGATTCATTCTCATTTAATGCCTTAGAGATTTCCTCTTTAATAAGTTTTTTTAATTGTGATTTTTTCATGTTTATTGGGATTTTAGAGTAAAATTAAAAAGAGATATTAGCCATTTTCTACTTGAGATGTCTATATCTAAATTGAGTACGGTAAATGAACCTACTCTAAACTGCATTTGGAGTTTGTCATTCTGTTTTCTACGGGATTTCCACCCATTTATAAATTTCATAATATTAGTTTATTTATAAATATTTAAAGGAATATGTTTCATTACGAAGTCTACCCTTTCTTCCACACTCATCCCATCAATTTTGTATAGTTTTTTAATTTTATGGTGATGCTTTGTTAAAAGTGATAAGATAGTAGTATCAATCTCATCTCTATATGTAGCATCAGTTTCTCTTACTCCATTATTTTCAATGTTAACTCCCTCAGGTGTTATGTAAAACATTATATCATACTCATCAACCATATGTGATGCAAATTCTTCAAAATCTTCCTTTTCCCATGGAAGCATTGTAGTAGAGCACTTAGCAAAAGCCATTACATCAATAATTGTTCTATCTGTTATGATATTTTCTTGAAGTAATTCACTAGCTCTTTCAGCTAAAAATACTGCTTGTCCCTTAACTGTTGAATCAGTATTCAAAGGAATACCCATTTCCATAAGATATTTAGAACGCTCTGTTCTAAATTTATAATCTTTAAACTCAGGTAATTTAGCTAAAGCATTAACTAAAGTTGTTTTACCTGTAGACATTGTACCACAAAACCCTATTTTCATATTATATTTTATTATTTAATCCATAAATATACGAAAGCTTTTTTGGGGAGCCAAATTTTATTTTAAAATACTCTCAGCTACATATATTGATTGCGCACCTGATACTGTTATACCTCTAGCACTTAAAGCATCACCTACAAAGTGAACATTGGGATATTTAATTAAACTTAAATCATCATAATTAACTAATACCTCCTCACTTAAATATTTTACTTCTGGAATATACATTCCCCAATCGTCTTCAAGTGTAGGGAATACTTCCTTCATACCTTGGATAAAATCTGAAATGTATTCAAAATATCCTTGGAAATACTCTGCTACTACTTGTAGCCCCATCCAATCTATTTGTTTAACTGATATGTCTATTCCTTCAGATGTTTTGGAAGGAGTACGTGAAGGACTATAATATAACCCTGTTGAGTTGGCTTGTAATTTAGATACCACATCACATGACCATTTAAATGGATTATCAATGCCTCTAATTTCCATTAGAATGCCGAAATTTGTCAGGCCATTTTCATATGATTTATCTTTTTTAGCATGTCCATTGTATGAGTGGTTACCATATGTTTCTTCAACGGCTACATATGCTGCATTGTTGTTTGTACAGAAAGAACGTAATGATACTCCTTTGTCTTCAAATTTTCTATATAATTTAAAATCGTAACTTACATCAATTAATTTTTGGAAGTGTTTTTGTGGTGCTTCAAATCGAACACCTATTTGAACTGGTTTAGGTTCAGTTGGTAGATCATACTGTTCGGCTAATTGTTTACCAAAGTCAATACCTGATTTACCTACACCAAATATAAGTTTATCATATTTTATTGTTTCTTTTGGAGTATTCCAATCGCAGTATAATTCTTGATTATTAAAATCAATTTCAGTTACTTTAGTTTCCCAAATAAACTCAACACCCCCATCAACTAAATAATCATACCAATTTTTACCTATTTCATGTAAATAATCTGTACCAACGTGCCATACTGGGAATAAACGTAATCCAAAATGAGGTTTAATAAAATCTGGTTCTGCAATTGGATTTGAACATTGTACTTCATCTGGTTTTGGGTGAAATCGTTTGAAATTAGTAATTACTTGATCCATTAATTCCATTGCTTTTTCTTCACCTGTGTATTTAGATAAATGACCACCAATAGATGTGTGGTAAGTTAATTTACCATCACTCCATCCCCCTGCTCCTAAGAATCCTGTCATTACCTCTGATGGTAGTCTTTCATAAGGGGATTTCCCCATATCAATAATTGTGATTTTACCCTCAAAGTTATTATCAACTAATTTTGTAGCTGCATTTATACCTGCTACTCCTGCTCCAACTATTACAATTTTTTCTTGCATAAAGTTTTTATTTTTTATTATTTTGTAATAACCCCTAAATATACGAAAGATATTTGAGGAAGCCAAATATTTTATGTTTTAATATCGAAAAAAAATGTGGCGTCTAAAAGACGCCACAGATATCATTTTATATTTTTAATAATCGACTGGCTATGAATCAGTCTAGAAGTTTGTGTTTGTTTTAAATATCTTCATCTTCAATATCTAATTCTTCTCCCCCACCATCATTAGTTGGCTCATCTTCTACTTTTACCCCATATCTGAGTATGCGAGATATGGAATCAGCTGCTAGGCCTTCTTCTTGTGGAGACATTAGATGATATTTTTTACCTTCAATTTGAGCTATCCAATTAATATCATTGTATATCAAATAAAATTCTTGACCATTACGTAAGTTAATTCTAAACGTAGTTGGTCTTGGGGCTACCCACTCAATAGATGAGAGAAATGAATCGAAGTCAACAGTAAGTAAATTAACTATTGCCCTTTTTAAACTAGGAAATTTAGTTAATTCATCATATTCGGAAGCATCCGTTTCTATTCTTTTAACATTAGCATATGCTTTAGGAAGTAGAGAAACAATAAGTTTTCTTAATTCTGATTTTTTCATATTATTTTATTTTTCCTAAATTATGGGCTTCTATTGCTTTACCCCAATTTTTCTTATCTAAAGTATATCCTTCATCTTCGGCTCTAGTACGTGCTTCTGGATAGTTTAAAGGTATTATTCTATCTTGAGCTACGTTTTTTATGTTGCCATCTTCTGTATATTGACTTTTGAAAAAATCAATTATTTCTTTTTCTGTTTTTAACTCCACCTTTTCAATTTCTTTTTTATTCTTATTTATAATCATGTTGGTGGCTCTACCATACATTACCTTCTCAGCCTCACTACCATATCGTTTAACAAGCGAACGCTTATTACCCATCATATTCTTTATAAGTTTATCTCTTTCTGCTAACTCCTCAGGAGTTAAAAGAGCTTCATTAAGAATATTAGAGTGGATATTACTCATATTACATATATGAAGATGATGTGGAGAAATCTGCTACTAGTTCTTTTGGATCTGTTCCTCTAATGTATCCATTTATTACATTATCCTGGATGTCATCGTAGTTAATGTCAGTTCCTTCTAAAGCTGATTTTACATCAGCTTCATATGAAGGAAGTGTCATTCTCATTCGAGGGTTTAATGATTCCTCTTGGCTTTCGGGGGCTTTAGATTTTGTTAAAGCCTTTATAATTAATTCTGTTAGGTATGGGTTATTCATATTTAATTATTTTTTGCCTTCTTCAATTGAGGCTTTTCTATAATCATTTGAAAGTTTTTTTACTTCTCCTATTAGTTTTCGTGCTCTTGAAGCTGATACTTTAGTTGTTTTTTCGTGTTCTACTTTGAATTCTACTAAAATATCTTCTATTTTGTTCACTATTTCTTGAGTTGTCATATCTTATTTAAATTGTTAATTATATATTAGCTAATTTTTGGAAACGTTCTTTGTCTTCAAAAATATCTTCTTCTACTTCTTCTCTATCTCCCACGATGTGAGCTCTAGTATAAAAAGTAATTGTATTTCCTATTTGATCTACTAATTTTTGATCTCCTAAGGCTTTGGCTTGATCTAAAGCATCTGATAGATTGGTAAGTATTTCATCACCCTCACCAGTTGGTTCGGTTTCTACTTCTACTTCGTCTTCAACTTCTACTTC